GTACTAGCAGTTGCAGCAGGCATTGTAGTAGGCTCAGGTATCATTTTGGGAGCCTGGCTACTGCAATACCTGGATGAAGTTAGCCTGCGCTGGCAGCAAAAGCGCACGAAACAAAAATAAAGACAGTACATTTGCAGCAGTTTTAAGTGTTGAAGAATGTTTTTAGCGCTCGGGGGTGATAGCCTGGGCGCTTTTTTATTACCTACTTTTAAAAATAGTTTTAAAAATGTTTTTAAAATAAAGAGCTGTACCTTATCTTTGCCCTACATTCAACAACATTATCTAACTATGTCACACAAAAAAAAGCTTTTAAATGAGCTGCAATACATTTTTGCGGATAACCCGCGAGCGTTGCAGCTGCTTGCAGAGGCAAGCGAAGGCCGAAAGACTGCCTGCCCAGTACAGGCAGCCGTAAAAGGTACATTCTACTGGGTCGTGGAGCGCTGCTGGTGGGCGCTCTTTCAAGGGGAAGAACGGCAACAAATAGCGGTTCAATACCTAAGAAGGCAGCGTTACAAAAGGGGCGATCAATACCCGCCCAAACCTTTACTTAAAAAATAGTTTAACCTTTTAAATTTTTTACGATGTTTGAACAACCAAGCGAGCAGCCAAAAAGCGCTGCATCATTAAGCCCTATTAAATATTGGGGCGAGTATCGGCCAGGCAAAATACCTGGGCAGTTTTTAAAAAACAGTAACCCGAACGAAGATGACAAGATTGGCTTTAGCTACTATGACAAAGAGCTGAAGCAGCGTATCAAGCTGCACGCCTTTACCGGATGGTTCGTCGGTCTTTACTCCCAAGTAGCAGGAGCCGTACAGGTAGGCTCTTCCTTTTACAACTTCACCACCAACTTGGTGGCAGATACCCGCACCGACATAATGTCCCTCAAAGATGTTGCTAAAGGTCGGGAAATGGTCCGCGGTACGTATGCTGAGGTAAAGATCTGGTTAAGCGCCAACCCTGATATGGCCGGTGTTCGCTACACTAAAGTAGTTCTGCTTTACGTGGATGAACTTGAAGCTGTAGTAGCTTTCAATGTCAGCCAAAAGTTAGAGCAGGGTTTTAGGGAAGCGGTAGCCGTTGCCAGCAACACCAAGCCCGAAAAGATTAACCTTTTCAACTTAGGTAGCTTAACTTCTGAAACATGGGGCTTCCGGTTCGATGGCAAGTACAAAGCAGTGGACCGGGAAGGGCAGCCTTTTGCAGGCAAAGGTGAGTTTAGCTATGTGCCTGAGCTGACCTCAGGTGTAATAAAAATAAACGGAGCGAACGCTCAGAAATTCGCCATGCTGTCAGACCTTACAAGCATGGCCACATTGTACGTAGAAGGCGCTCAGGCACACTTGCAGTCGTCAAACATACAAAGACAGGAGCAAGGCGCTGCGATGCAGTACGCGGGCAATGTAGAGCCACAGCAGCCAGCAAGCGTACCGTTCGAGCAACCACAGCAGAAGAGCAACCCGCAAATGCAGCAAGCTAAAGAGATACTAGAGCAGCGGGGCTGGAACGCAACAGCAGATGATCTGCCTTTTTAGGAAGTTTTAGTGATTGATTGATAATTTAACCAGGCCGGGCAGCCGCAATGGTCGCCCGGCTTACAAAGCAAATAGTAATGAAACTACAAACAAAAATTGAATTAATTAAGGCTGGTATTTCTCAGCGGGAAATTGCAAAGGAAGCAGGTGTATCAAACACAAGTGTCAGTTGCTACCTAACAGGCAGCGTCGATCTATCAGAGCGCATGCAGGGAAGGATTGAGGCAGCTATCACGAAGCTACTAAACCGCGAGAACCAGCCGCTAAAACAACAAACAACATGACAAAACAAGAGCAAAGAACAAGCGACACAGCAGCCGTTATAATTGTATTTATAGCCGTTTTGGTAGCTGCTTTTATTAAACACTTCAACATTCACTTTTAAACATTCAACAACATGACACAACACATTAAAACATTAATGCTGGTACTAGTTGCCAGCACCATCCAGGCTCAGACCACAGTCAGTTGGGAGGAACTAATGAAGCCCTACCCTGTAGGCTCGCAGCACCAGGGCAAACTACTAAAAGTAGAGTACGGTGAAAGGGAGATGTTTATTAAAGACAAGCAGTCACAGCGAGCTACAGCAGTAGAGGCGCTAACAACTGCTTGGGCCGTTATCGCAGCGGACACCGTTCCGATCTTTATAGATGCCCGCATTGCTCAGCACTTGCAGAAAGGGCAGGCGATCTATTTAAAGTCGTTTCTAGTAGCGGACCAAGCTGAGTACGAAGGTGTACCAGGTTTAATTCTAACAGGCATTAAAACCCACAAGTACGGAGATGAATAATAGAGAATCAAACGCAAAGGAGCTGCACTTCGGTGCGGCTCTTAACCTCATAGCGCCAGCAGCTCAAACAGAACCCTGGTTCCTGACTATCGATAACAGTATAAGCTTTCCGATACTTGGCAGTCAGGGCATGGGCCGGGCAGAGGTGATTGTACTTCTTTTCTCAGCCATTCAGATACTCGGTATTGCAGACCGCTTTACAGATGAAGCCACGAAGAACGGTGAGCCGGTAGGGGAAATGAAGCCTATTTGCAATAGCTATTACGAATTGATGCAAAAAGTAGCTGAGCGGATACAAATTCTTGAAACCAAACCTTCTGATAATTGAACTATGAAAAAATCTAATGTACTGCCAGCTTTGGCCTTTATAATTTCCTTTGCTTTGCCTTTTCTTGTTATTTGGTACAAGATAGACTATATGCCTTTTGTGTGGGCCGGAGCAAGTATTTGTTTATTTGTAGTATCTTTTGCACTCTATCAGACTGCTTCAGAGATATGGGTGATTAAAGACGATGGGTATATTGGGCTTTTTATTGCCGCGATGCTTATGGCTTCTGCTGCTGCTTTTACTTTTTCGGTAACACTTAAAAGCTTTTATGATTCACTTTAGTAGACGATGAAAAAGCTAAGTAAAGCGGACATACCGAAGGGCTATAAATACGCAGCGGTGAACCTTGACGGCAAGGCTTATGCCTACAAAACCAAACCAATATCGTGTTTTGGTTACTCTTGGCGACCGATCAATGATGATGAAGAGTTTAAGCGAATTAAGGGCAATTTTGATTGGGAAGACTGGCAAAATTCCCTTGTTAGTGTCGAAGATTAACCGTATTTTTGCAATGTCGTAGGACACAGCCGGCAAGCTGTTTAATAGGTTTTTAAATATGCCTTCGGGCGCTGTGGAGTGGTTTACCTATACACTCTTTATTGTATGCCTTTGCCGGGGCCTGCAAGCAGCGACCGAAGGCATTTTTTTTATGTATTTTTATGATAAACTTAGATGATCGAATCTTAGATGGCTCAGTAAGTGAGTCAGAAATGTGGCTACTGCTGCACATTACTAGATTTCTTGGTAAAAACATGACCTGCTGGCCGAGTAACAAAACACTGCTAGAGCGAACCGGCTGGAGTATGGGTAAGTTGCAGGCGGTTAAAAAGAGTTTGCAGGACAAAAGCATACTAGAAATAAGTATTAGAAATGATGGCAAAGGTCAAACGTCTAACATTTACAAATTAAAAACTAACTACCTTTCTGTTTTTGTTAGTGTAGGCGATAAAGACTTTACAGAGGAAAATTATACCCCTGCTAAAAATCGAGTAGGGGGTGCAGAAATGCCTATACCCCTGCCAAAAAACGAGTATGCCCCCCTATCAAAAATTGAGTACGGGCCCTATCAAAAATCGAGCAACGAAGTATTAATCAATGAAGTATTAATCAATGAAGTATTAATCAATAATAATAGCGCTAACGCGCATTTTTCTTCCTTTCAAAATGAAGTTGAAAAAAATTCTGCTACTCAAAAAGCTGAGCCAACTACTCCTAAAGGAAGAAAAAAGAACGAGGATGTACACCGGGCCGACGCATTACAAAAATCTTTAACATATACTAAAGAAGAGTTTTTGCAGCATCTGGAGCAAAGGGGCGTATTGACTTTTTACGATTCTTTCAAAATGGTTTGGGCTGACTATGTCGAACACAGAAGGGAGCTAAGGAAACCTTACAAGAGCGCAAAAAGTGCAGCGCTTGGCTTTAAGGAGCTTTTAGAAAAGTCAGACTACAAACTAGATGCAGCAACGCGCTTAGTTGAGCGGACTATCGCATACGGATACCAAGGCCTGCATCCTGAAAAGGAGCAAAAACAAACAATTAAAAACAAGGTCCAAGAGCAGCATGAAGACCTTGTATCTTTCGTAATGCAAAAAAGAACTTTATTAAATGGATAACAAATTACAGATTACCTACAACTTGTCAGCGGCAACACTTCAACGCTGGGAGCAAATAAAATCAGCAACACCGGCAAAGTTTAACCAAACAACCGCTTTGAGTTGTGTAGACATGATTGCTATTTGGCCGCAAATTAAGCCGACAACGTATGAGCAAGCCATTAAGGAAGAAACACCCACAATAGGTGCAATGGCCTTCTACATGGGCGAAGACCAAGCTGTGCAAATACTGTCTGAAATGATAACAGCAGCAGCGATCTTGCTAAATGTGGGTAAGGGCCTACAAAAGCATCAACTAGAACCAATTGCTGAACTCCTGTACTCAGAGTTCAAGCTGCTAACTGTAGCAGATTTCCGGGCCTGTTTCCGGATGGCGGCCTTGGGTAAGTTCGGTCAGGTATATGATCGCCTGGATGCGGAGGTGATAGCCGGATGGTGTACGCAGTACAGAGATGGCAAATTAGCGCACTGCGAGCAGGTGAACGCCCGGAAGCATGCGAACGCAGGTAAAGAGCAAAACGCACAGAATGGCTCTACAATGCCGGATTTTTTTAAGGAGTATATTAGACAGCGCGAGGTGGGTAAAATGCGCACACAGGCCGAATGGCAGCCCGACGCAGCTATTCTACAGCTATGGCAGCAGGAGTACGAGCGCATACCGGAGGATAACCGCCCGGACTGGTCCGTTTTTGTCAAATATCAGACTGCAAAAATGCAGTCTAGGCTGAAAAAGTAGGCTATGAAACATATATCTTTATTTAGCGGTATTGGTGGTTTTGATTTGGCAGCAGAATGGGCAGGATGGACAAACGTGGCATCCTGCGAAATAAATAACTTTGGGAACAAGGTTTTAGAATATTATTGGCCACAGGCATACCACCACCGCGACATTCACACACTAACCGGACAAATTTTAAACGATGAAATACAACAAAGATTTGGATCAGATTGGAAAGCAGATGGAACTATTCTTACAGGGGGGTTCCCATGTCAACCATACTCCACAGCAGGAAGACGACTTGGAAAAGAAGACGAGCGCCATCTTTGGCCCGAAATGCTTAGAATTATTCGGGAGGTTCAACCGGAATGGATTGTGGGCGAGAACGTTCGCGGCCTTGTTAGTTGGTCAGCAGGGTTGGTATTCGAGGAGGTGTGGGCTGACTTGGAGGCTATTGGGTACGAAGTACAACCGTTTATACTTCCAGCTGCAAGCGTCAACGCACCACACAAACGAGAGCGGGTTTGGTTTGTTGCTTACGCCAACAACCAGAGAGGAAATACAGGATTTAGACAAGTTCAAGCAAAGGATGGAGAAATATCCAAACGGAACAACTATGCCAAATTTAGCTACTCAGGTATTTTCGATGCTGCCTACTCCGATAGCTGGCGATTGGAAAGGACAAAAAAGGAGCGATGGAACAGCGAGTATGTTAAGCGGAGTAGTAGCGTTGATGCTACCAACGCCAACTACGCGGGATTGGAAGGGAGCAAGGAGCAGCGAAGCGCTGGAAGCAGCGGGCCGAACCAATGCAAACAGCCTTCCGGATTTTTACGCTCAGACTGGACAAACTTCCCAACTAAACCCGCAGTTTGTTCTCGAAATGATGGGTTTTCCGAGCGATTGGTGTCTATTACCTTTCCAAAATGGAGAAACGAAAGTATTAAAGCAGCAGGAAACGCAATAGTACCACAAGTGGCCTATCAAATTTTTAAGGCCATTAATGAGTACAGGAGCTTATAAAATTAACACCGTTTAAAATTATTTTTAAAAAATGTTTGCAAATATGCAAGGCGCTGTTTTATCTTTGCTGAACATTCACACTTAAAATACTTTACCATGAGTAAGACAAACGAGCTTTACCTGTACAAATTCATTTTTCAGTACGATGGCAAGCAGGTAACAAACGCGCAGATAATACGCGAAGAGCCGTACCATCCAGACGATCTTTTAACAACAGACAGGGAGTTTATTATAGTTCATAGGGTAATTACTGAGCCTGGTGTTATAGATCTTTATTTCGATTTGATGGAAGACGCAAACCTGTATTTTGCTTTTGTCGCTTCTCCTAACTGGAGCCTTGCAAAAGAATTTGTCAAAGATTGGCAGCTTGAGTGCAGCTACACACCACTATCGCTATGAGCCAGGCCTTTACCGATCAGTTAAAGCAGGTTGTATCCGAGTTTGAAACGCTCGGGTACAACCACACAAAAAAGGCAGCAGAGCAGGTACGCATCGTTTGTGAGCTACATAACTGGAGCAAGAAAAACCTGCAAACATTGCAGTGCGACTTGGTTATTTGGCGCGCTTGGTGCAGCTTGCATAAAGAAAAAGCCCTGATAAACAGGATTGATAGATTATTACACGACCATTTTGACAACTAAACCCGAGACAGCCAACAGGATTACCGCAAACATTTTGCGGATAGTAAACCTTCAGCCTTCGTGCTGCGCAGCTCGCATTAATACTGTAGGCGTGTGGGATGCTGCCAAAGGTGTACACCGGAAAGGTGGTAGCACAAAAGGCGTGGAGGATATTATCTGCATCGTGATGGGGCGGTATGTCGGGATCGAGGTGAAGGCCGGTAAAGACCGGCAGAGTGAAGACCAAAAGAAACGACAGTTTGAGGTAGAGCGGGCTGGTGGCACTTATTTGCTAGTTCGCTCTACGGATGACTTTATTGAACAGTTTAACCGCCTGATGGCAGAACGTTTTAAGAAATGAAAAGATTAACTAAAGAAGATATACCTGGCGGTTATTTATACGCTGCGGTAGATAGTGATGGTTTTGCACATGCCTATAAAAGCAAGCCATACCTTAGTTCATGGGATGACATAGACTGGTCCTGCAATGGCGAATTTTATAAGCTTGGTAGAGGTTGGGATGCTTCAAGCTGGCGATATAGTTTAGTAAGTAATGAAACTGAAAAACCGGAAGCCCAAAAAGAAACTGCCAACAAACCCAGCTTCGCTGAGATAGATCCGGAGTTTCTACTTGCTATGGCTGAGCGAATGACAGCCAACAAAGAAAAGTATGAGCCATTCAACTGGCAAAAGCCATGCGACATTAACCTGCTACTAGATGCAGCTCAGCGGCATTTGCTTGCCTTGCGTATGCCTCAGCAGGCAGGAGCAGAAGAAACGCATTTAGATCATGCGGTTGCACTAGCCCTAAATGCAATGATTATTCACTACCAACTACGTCACAATGAGCGCACACCCTAACAGCCTAGAGGCACTGGCCTTTAATGAGCAGCACCGGCCAACTCAGCTTGTGCAATTGCTGCAGCTGCTTACCGAGCAGGAATTGACAGCGCATGAATTGGCAGCTTTAACCGGGATACAAAAAAGCATTGTACATGCCCGAATTTGCGACCTGTATAAAGGGTTCTTTTATCAGGGAATTATGTACAAGGTACAACAGTCAGGTGTTACGGTAGTGGATGGGCGTAAAGTTAGCTTGTTTAAAGCAGTGCAAGGGGCTGAAAGCCTGAAGGATTGGAACCGGAGGGTAAGAAAGCTAGAGCAGCGCATTAAAAGGCAGGCCAACGAGCTAGAATATTTACTTAACCTAATAAAGGCCCACGAGGCAAAATAGCATCATGAAATACATTTTTGACAAAGTAAAGGAATTTAACAAAGCCTTTGGCATTGACATAAAGGCGCAAAGCAAGGAGCTTCGGTATGATCTATTTAAGGAGGAAGCAGACGAGTACCTAAACGCTTTAAATGACGTGGACCGGGCGGATGCGATAGCAGATATGCTTTATATTTGGGTAGGTACGGTGCTGAAGCATAAGATGGAAAATATATACATATCTGGAGATTACGAAATTGAAGTTGAAGACATTGAGGATGAAAGCATTTATAGTATCCACAGGGATCTTACTATTTATAATCAGGATTATGAATTACTTTGTGATGACTCAGATTGCGAAGAAGCTTTATTTTTTCTGCTTGTTGTGATTACTTACGCAATACATAAACACAACTTGCAAGACAAAATAGAAGCTATCTTTGATGCAGTACACAAAAGCAACATGGCAAAGTTAGGCCCGGATGGTAAACCTATCATTAACGGACAAAACGGAGTACTGTACCCTGGTAAGCCCTTGAACAAAGTGATGAAGCCTGAAGGGTGGAAAGATCCTAAGGAAAATATTTTTAAAATTCTTTCGGAAAATTAGTATTACATTTGCAGTATGAAACTGAGCAAGTACTTTACACTAGATGAAATGACAAGAAGCCAAACGGCTTCGCAGCGGAACATTTTAAACGTTCCAAACGATACGCAGATAGAAAACTTAATAGAGCTTTGTATTTGTGTGCTGGATCGGATACGTGAAACGGTTAGCCGGCCTGTTATGGTAACTTCCGGTTATCGGTCCAACCTACTTAATAAAGCGGTTGGGGGTAGCCGTACCAGTCAGCACTTGCAAGGACAGGCAGCAGATATACAGGTTAAAGGCATGAAGACTGAGCAGCTTTTTCAGTTGATTTTGAAGTCTGGTATAGAGTTTGACCAGTGTATTCAAGAGTTTGACACTTGGGTGCATATCAGCTTTAATGAAGGCGACAACCGCAACCAGGCACTAAGAGCGATAAAGCGGAATGGTCAAACAGTATTTATACCTGTGCGATATGGAAACAAGTAAACAGTTTACACGAACGGAGTTTTGCCGCAGGTGGATTGCCGAGAACAGTACAGTTAAAGAGCGGAAGACAATGGCGCAGGCCGAGCAGCATTTTTGTAAGCTGGTAGAGCAGGGAGTGATAGAAGAGGTAGGACCGATTGGTATAGCGCAAGAAGTTATGATGTATAGACAACGTTAAAAAGTGGTAAAGTGTTTATCGGCCGGGCTGCTGCAACAGTCGCCCGGCTCACAAAAGCAGCACACACACCAGAGCAAAAGAGCGCTGGGACAACATAGTAACCGATAACATGTGAAATGGGTTTTTTCTAGGCGGCTGCAATAGTTGCCTAGTTTTTGAAAAACAGGGTAACGGTTCAGCGGTTTATCTCTCACACCTGAGAAGTATTTTTCGCCCGCTGGCTGGTTCGATTCCAGCGCCTTTGACAAAATCAGCCGCAAGAGGATTGGCGTTGAGTTGTTGCAACTAAACAAGACGCAAGCGGACAAATTTTGACAGAAGGCCTTTTGAGGCTACTGGAGAATTGCTTGTTAGGATGCTCGCGGGTCCGACCGAAAACAGAAGCAAGCAAAGCGGGTTCGATTCCTGCGCCTCAGCTAAGTTTTTTGGAGTTCGTGTATTAAGTGCAGTCGTAATGGCTGCATCCTATTTTGAAAGTTGAAGACAAGAAATAAAAGAACCTAATATGAGATGTTTGTCGCAGGGTCAGCCGTTGTAAAATCGCTACCCTTTTTTAAAAACTAAACTATGCAACTGAAACTAAACAAAATAAAACCTAACCCGGCCAACCCGCGCACGATACGTGACGAGCAGTTTAAGAAACTGAAGGCAAGCCTTATCGAGTTTCCTCAGATGCTTGAAAAACGGCCTATTGCAGTTACCAGGGAGGGCGATGGATATGTAGCTTTAGGTGGCAACCAACGCTTGCGGGCCATGCTTGACATACAGTCGGAAATAGGTGATGCAGACTTTGAAAGCCGGTACAAAGTGCAGCCGGCTGAGATGGAAACTCTACTAAGCTACTTTGCAAAGGGTGTGCCTGTCGTGGACTGCACCGAGCTGACACCCGCTCAGCAAAAGCGCTTTATTATAGCAGATAATATTCCGTTTGGGGAGTGGGATTGGGAGGCGCTGGCGAACGAGTGGGATGTGGAGGAACTCCAGGACTGGGGGATGCAGATACCGCACGTAGGCAGAGCAGGAGAGGAGGAAAAGGAAGCGGAGGAAAGCGAGGGCAAAACAGAAGCAGAACTAGTACAGTGTCCAAATTGTAAACACGAATTTAAAATATAATGAAAGAAGAAACTTTTTTAGACAGATTAATTATTGAAAGAAACGCGCTCAATGCAAAAGTGGAGGCGCTTAGCTTATTTATTGACAGCGATAAATATACTGCACTACCTAAAATCCAAATAGAATTATTGGGCAAACAGTTTATAGCAATGGTTGCTTATCTTGAGTGTTTAGATTTGCGGTTGGCAGACCTGCAAAGCGCAGAAAAACAGTAAAAAAACAGTTATGGCAAAAAAGCCGCCAAAGCAATTAGAGGAACACCTATTTAAGCCCGGCCAAAGCGGCAACCCGAACGGCAGGCCGCGCAAATTGCCGCACCTTGATGAGATACTTGCCAATGTTTTAGGGCAGGAAAAGGAAGTCAACGGTGAGCAGATCACCGCAGCCGAAGCGATTATACGTAGCTTGCTGGCTCAGGCAGCCAAAGGCAATATACAAGCTGCAAAGCTGCTGCTAGAGCGCGGGTACGGCTTGAGCAAACAAACGATAGATTTAAAAGGTGACTTGCAGACCGGGCCTAAAATGGACACCTCAAAACTAAATGCTGAGGAAAAGCGGCAACTACTAGAACTATATCGTAAAGCTATACCAGATGCGGAGTGATGAGGCATGATAACAGCGGAGCAATACAAACAGCTAAGGCAGGAACTATGCCGGGATAGCTTTTACGACTTTATACGTGAACTAGCGCCCGGCTACCAGTTCAATTTTCACCACTTACTACTTATACAAGCGCTGCAATATTTAGCAGATGGGCAAATAAGGCAGTTGCTTGTAATGATGCCGCCCAGGCATGGAAAGTCGGAGCTTGTTTCTAGGCTCTTCCCAGCTTGGATGTTAGCCCGCAACCCAACGGAACAAATAATAGCTGCTAGCTACTCCGCAGACCTAGCCGGAGCGATGTCGCGCGATTGTCAGCGCGTTATGAGTAGCGAAGCCTACAAAGATGTATTTCCAAAAACAAAGCTAGCAGAGGCGAAGGATGCCGGAGCGATAAGGACCAGTAAAAGGTTTGACATTGTGGGCGGTAAAGGCTACTACCTAAGCGCTGGTGTTGGTGGAGGTATTACAGGTGCCGGTTGTACGGTTGCCATTATTGATGATCCAGTAAAAAATGCAGAGGAGGCGGATTCAGCTACTTACAGAAACCGCGCGTGGGAGTGGTACACCACTACTTTCAAAACGCGCTTTGAGCCGGGATGCGTAGAGGTTATTTGCCAAACGCGCTGGCACGAAGATGACCTGACCGGTAGAGTACTGCAAACGGATGTGCCCGGTAGGGTGGTGTTAAGTATGCCGGCTCTAGCTGAAGCAGACGACCAGTACAGGCAGACAGGTGAGGCACTATGGGAGGCGAAGTACAACAGGGAGCAGCTATTGACGATACAAAAAACTATTGGTACCCGAGCCTGGAACGCTCTGTACCAGCAGCGGCCCGCAGCTCAGGAAGGCGACATATTAAAGCGTTCTTGGTTTGAGCAGTACGACCAACGCACGCTACAACTGGATGGCGTGGTAAACTTCTACTTTGATACAGCCTATACAGACAGCGAGAAAAACGATCCCACCGCTGGTATCGCTTACTTGGTGCGGGGCAATGACTATTTTATACTTGAATGCTCAGCCGAGTACCTTGACTTTAACGCAGCGGTCCGCTGGATACAGGCATTTGCCAAGCGCAACGGCTATACTAGGCAGTCAGTAATAAGGGTGGAGCCTAAAGCGTCGGGTAAGTCGCTAGTTCAGGTGCTGAAGGCAAACACAGACCTAAACATAAGGGAAGCGCCTGTACCAAAAGGCGACAAAGTGGCGCGGGTGAATAGTGTGTCTGCCATTATCGAAGCGGGCCGGGTATTTGTTCCCTCCGGTATGGTCTGGGTAAATGACTTCCTTGAAGAGGTGGCTACCTTCCCGAATGGAGCGCATGACGACCGGGTAGACTGCCTGTCCGGAATGTTAATAAGCGAGGCGAAGCGGGGCGGGCTGATAGCCAGCGGATAGTTTTTTTTTACTTTGCTTTAAAAATAGTTTTAAAAATGTTTTTAAAATAGCTTGAAAGGTTAGATCTTTGCCCTATCAATTCACACTTTTAAACTTTTTTTATGAAAAACACCGATCTAATTAGGCAGCTAATAACAGATGACGTTAGCTCGCTTGAATTGCCACAATTGGTTGATTATATCAACGAGTTGAGGTATTTTATTCATCAATATTCACCTTTTAAAACAGAACCAGTAGATTATGTAAAATGGGTATGGAATGAAAAAGTAGTATCTAACGACTACAATCCAAATAAAGTAGCTCCTCCGGAGATGGAACTACTTGAAATATCCATCATGAACGATGGCTACACGCAACCAATTGTTACGTGGCCGCATTCTAACAAAATAGAAGTTATTGATGGTTTTCACCGTTCAAGAGTTGGTAAAGAATCTAAGATTGTAAAAAACAGGGTGATGGGATTTTTACCAACTGTTATTATTAGAAAAGAGCAGGAAGACAAAAATGATCGCATAGCTTCTACTATCAGGCACAACCGCGCAAGAGGCAAACACCAAATTGACGCAATGTCTGAAATAGTTATTGAGCTTAAAAACCGTAACTGGAAAAATGAACGTATAGCGCGAGAACTTGGCATGGACGAGGATGAAGTTTTAAGATTGTGCCAAATTACCGGTCTTGAACATTTGTTTACTGATAATGACTTTTCTATGTCGTGGGAAGCGTCAGATAGCGCAACGGATGACGATTTTGAGCCGCTAACAGACGATGTAGAAGGAGATTTTGGCCGAACCGTTAATACATCGGATCAGGAAAGAGTTTTTTACACCTACGATAAATGGGAGTGCCACAAAGCCGGTTTTTACGCATCAAAATTTGAAGGACTAACAAAAACAGAAGCGGAGCAAGGTTTTGCAGATTTATTAAAAGATAGTGCCGCGTTTGAGTCTGCCTTAAATGGAGTTATAAATGATTGGTATTATAGCTGCCAGCACTATTTAACAAATAAGGCAATGAATAGAATTGCCTGGTTAGGTCAAGCGGCCGTTTGTTATGCTACAGGAATACCAAGTACTTACTCTGCCGGATGGAATTTACTTACAGAGGAAGAACAAAGTACAGCTAATTTAATAGCGCTTAAATACTTGAACATTTGGAGGGCTAATAATAACAAATCGGAATTAAGCCTTGAAGAGGCATTATCAGTAGGAAGACAAGTAAACATTTACTAATTATGGCAACTAAAATTTATCAGGATATAACAGTTTTACAGGCGGCAAAAAATAGAATATCAAAAGTATTTGACGATTTTAGCCGCATTTATATCAGTTTTTCAGGCGGTAAGGATAGTACCGTAATGTCGCATTTAGTTTTAGAAGAAGCTAAAAAACGTAATGTAAAAGTTGGCTTTCTTATTATTGACTTGGAGGCACAATACACGGACACTATCAAGCATATTGAAAACATGGTTGAAATGTATAAAGATTATATTGACCTTCATTGGTTTTGTGGTGAGCTTTTACTTCGTAATGCGGTAAGTAATTACGAGCCAAGATGGGTGTGTTGGGATGAGGATAAAAAATCTACTTGGGTGCGCGAAAAGCCAAAACTTGCTGCTGATTTATCCCAGTACGATTTTTACGTTCCAAAAATGGAATTTGAAGAACTGATGGTAATTTTTGGCGACTGGTATTCAAGAGGCGAAAAAACCGCTGCATTTATTGGTATCAGGGCGGATGAAAGTTTGCACCGCTACCGGGCAATAGTAAGCAGGAAAGAGGGTCTAACGCATAAGGGATACAAATGGACAACAAAGGCTACACCGAACTTATTTAACGTTTATCCAATTTACGACTGGAGAACAGAAGATATTTGGGTTTATCATGGCAAAAACAAGCATTTGCCGCACAATAGAATTTACGATCAAATGACCAAAGCAGGCGTAAAGCTAAGTCAACAGCGTTTATGTCAGCCTTATGGCGACGATCAAAGGCGCGGCCTTTGGCTTTATCATATTATTGAGCCTGATACATGGTATAAATTAGTATCAAGGGTTAATGGCGTTAATTCCGGAGCGCTTTATATTCAAGAGAACGGAAACATGACCGGATACCACTCAATAACAAAACCGGATGGGCATACTTGGGAAAGCTTTTGTAATTTACTTTTAAAAACTATGCCGAAAAAAACGCGCGACCATTACAGATTTAGGTTTTCTAAATTTATTGCAAGCTGGCAGGATAGAGGCTACGACAAAATACCAGACGAAGCTCCACACGATTTGGAAATTAAATGCTGGGCGCCTTCTTGGCGTAGAATGTGCAGGGTTATTTTGCGAAACGACTACTGGTGCAAAGGCTTGGGTCAGTCGCAACCATTGTCAGATGCTTATCAAAAGTTCAAGGATATAAAAACAAAAAGAAAAATAGCTGAGCAAATCGGATAAGATATGTAGATTGGTTTTTCATAGCGGTTAGGCGTTGCGTTGTAATAATGCAGCGCCTTTTTGCCGCCTATTTCACCTATAAAACCGATATTTGGCAGGTAATTTGTAGTAATTAAATAAAAATATCTATATGACTAAGAACTATCAAGAGCGCACAGACGCAGTATTTCAACAGCTTGACCAGCTCAGGCAGGAAGTAAACCAAATTATCGGGGATGCCCGCAAAGAAGGAGCCTACATTGTAGGGTACAGGAAGTTAAGCACTGTAAAAGCCTTTTTAAGTCGTATGTCCGGTAACGTTACCCAGCAGCGGCACGCATCGGATGCAGCAGCACCCAATTTATTTAAGCGCTCAGGCAGTGCGGCTAACGAGCCGCGAAAGAACCCACCAGCACCAGACTTTTTTTCAAAGTACAGGCAGACAGATGCGGTACAACAAGCAGAAACGCTGGACTTTTATGAAGTTCAAGCAACGGACACGGCTGCGCAAACAAAAAGAAGCAGGAGCCGTAAAAAATCTACGGAAAATCAGGTCGTACTAGCTACGAACGCAACACAAACAGAGGAGGAGGATTAATGGCAGCTATCATAAACATAAACGGTACCAGGTACCGGCTGCCTTTGGAGATTGCAGACATTACCCTACGTCGGCACTTGGCTATCGTGGAAGCAGAAGCAACCGCGCCAAAAGCGTACCTTGATCTTTTCAACGAACAAGATCCGATCCGCTCAGCGGAAAATATAGGGTTGATTACCGAAAAGGTGTACATAGGTAAGCTAATACCCTACTTTGCTCGGGTAATCGAGGCAGCTACAGACATACCGGCTGAACTTCTGCTTGGTAAAGGAAAGCATGAAGGCGCACCGCCTGCAATGATAGAAAGCTGGTACCATCGTATTCAGCAAAACTACCTAGATTATCAGGAGATAAAGGATGACTACGTTAGTGAGTGGGAAATAGATGGACAAATATGGGCGCTACCTGAAAAGCACATGAGCAAAGCGACGTTTGGCGAATATGCAGAGGCAGCGCAGTACGAAGAAAGCGTGAACGATTTGAAGCAAGGCAAATGGGCTGCCATGCCTTACGTGATGGCGGTACTACTACGACCTAAAGGTGAGAAGTTTGATCCTGATACGTTTGATGCGATAGTTGAAGAACGGAAAGAATTTATGTTGGAGTTGGGTATGGATGTAGTTTTGCAGACCGCTTTTTTTTTGCAGAGGCTCAACGACAAATCCGCACCCGATTTGCTAATCTATACAACAGCTCGGGAGGTGGTTCGTCAAAGGCAGCGAATGAACTAAAGCCCTTCGGATGGTATCTAACCTTAAAGCAGCTAGCTGAAAGCGGGGTGTTTAACTTGACAGGATACACACCGCTCCAAAGCGCACAACGAGCAAACCTATATGAAGCATTTTTTTACCTCAGTGCTAAAAAGGCTGAGGCTAAGTACCTGGAGAAACTACAAAAAGAACAACTTAAAAAACAGTAATATGTCAGAACAACAAATTGGAGTAAAAGAAACGCGAGAAGCAGTAGACTTCTTCGCCACATTAATCACCTCAGTGGTAGATACCGTTGGCGATGGAAAGGTGAACTGGTACGAATTTGCCAAGTTCACCGAAGCTGCGCGAAAACTGCCAGCGGCCGTTGGCAACTACAAAGCCATTCCTGCTGAGATTGACGATCTAGATGACGCAGAAATTCAGGAGTTGATTAAAACGTTTAGCGAGGCGCTTAAGCTGGAGGATATTCAGCTAGAGTTGTTTGCTGAGCGCGGTGTGTCGATAGCGATTGCCATCACTGCCTTTATCGCAGATATTGTGCAGTACCGACGTTCTAAGGAAGGCTAAACAGTAGTGCAAATAGGTTTCTTTTCATGATGCAACAGGGTTGTCCCGCTTGGCGTAAGAGCTGAGCGGGCAATTTAGTAAAAGACAAAGCGATGCAATTAACTAAAATTAGTAACCTGTTTTGCCGACTAGCTGAGCAAAGTACGTTTTTCAAAAACTACCATTTCGGCTACCATTCGGACATAAACACAAACATCATAAATAAGTTTAACCCGGATGGGGCCGTTGGTACGCTGTTTCCGCTGGTCCTTTGGGCTGCTCCTATAGAGGGCAACCTGTCAGCGCTGAACGGCAAACGCGGTACTAATAACATTCAGGTATCACTATATTTCTACGACCTGCAAGGCAGGGACCAGCAAGGCAACACGACACAGGAAAGTCTGCTAACAGTTTGGGACCGGCTGCACACGCACGCACTGGAGTACTTTAACGCAGCGCTCAGAAGCAACGCATATACGGTGCAAAATAAAAGCCTGAACTGGTTTGTAGATGCGAACACACATAATGACCGCCTGGTATGCGTGGGGCTTGACTTTACAATAGAGCTGCCTTATGCGTGCGAGGATTACGAAGTAGAGGGACTGCAGCCTGTAGAAGGATGCGAGCTGCCTACGCTTGACATGGAACAAACATTCAACTCCTAATGATAAGCGAGAAAGTAGGCAGATCAATAAGCAACTGGCTAAAGGTGCGCTTGGCTCAGGAACTAAAAGACCAGGGTCACAACCTAACAGGCTCTTTAATCAGCAGCCTAGAAGAAAAAGTTAGCATCACCGGAGGCCGTATGATTATTGAAATGCTGGGCAATGACTATGGCGATCCTTTAAATACAGGCGTACCTGCTAGCCGTATACCCTACACGCCCGGCCAAAGCAGGGGCGCTACTTCTAAGTATATTGAAGGTTTGATCCGCTTCGCTGAGCGTCGCTTTGGCCTGCGCGGTAAAGAAGCTACTTCTGCAGCCTTTGCTATCGCCCGCAAGCATAAGCGGGAAGGTATGCCCACGCAAGGCTCCTACCGTTACAGCTCCAACGGTAGGCGAACTGGCTGGATAGATGTAATACTAGCAGACAATGACCAGGAATTAACGAACTACGTGGAGGAATGGGTAGGGCAGGAAGTGACTATATTAATAACTAACTTTAGTAAAGCAAGGATATAATGGCAACAGTAAACAGTGCGCCCACAGTGGCTGTATCAGCATACGAACCAGCAAAATACATTGTAACTTCTATTACTACAGCTTCGCAAATTGAAAAAATAGTTGTCAATGTGCGCTCAGCCGCCAGCGGTGGAGGTGTTTTGCTGGGTACACTCTATAAAGACTGGAGGCGAAGAGTATTTGTCGCTGGCAGTTCTTATACCTATGAATTTGAGGTTGATATTAGCGGGCTGCTTCAGTCACTTTTAGCGCCTGCAAGCAATGCAAGAAGCAGGCAGTTTCTTTTACCAACTACCCAAAATATAGACTGTAATACTTCGTACTTGCAGTACTTTATGGAGTTTAGGTTCTTGTTTCGCGATCCTGCCACAAATACACTTGCAGACCTGGGCGACCTTGAGCGTATAAATACAGGCGTAACAGCTTTTAATGTGATACGGCCTAATAGAACTATTCTACAGGTATTTAAGGATAGCCTTTATAGGTTATATAACGTTCCGCCTTTAAACCAAAAGCTTTACAATTATTTCACAGGCACTCAGATACCTATTAAATTTAGTGATCATTACCAGCTTGTTTTTAATGCTAATACATTTTGGTTCGTTGAAATAGTAGAAACTTTAGCTAACGGCACAACGCATTCAAGTTATTATAGCTTAGGCACAACCATTAGGACAACGTCTACAAAGACATACTCAGTCAATATTGGGCCTAATTACCTGAAGGCTTTAGCTTCCTCAAATTATGATGGAGGTATAAAACCTTTATTTACTACAACAGTTAGTTATACTATATGTCTAACAGCTTCGGCAAAAAACCAGCTAACTGAAAAGCTAACCTTTCAGGTAATGCCTGAATGTCAGTCAGGCCTACGCCTTGCTTGGCTTAATCAGTTAAGCGGTGTAGATATGTACACCTTTGATGCAAGGGTAGTGACAGGTGTGGAAGGCAAAAGCGAAATAGGTATCCGGCCCAATGTTTGGGCAAGCGCTACTGAAGTAGCACTGCCTGACAGCAGGGGTAGCTACAAGCCATTCACGCAGCGCGATGAATACTACGAGGTAGAAACGCGCATTGTGCGGGCTGAATTAGCCGAGTTCCTAAGCCAAATACTTACTAGTTCAGAGGTGTATATTTACGACACAACTATATCAACCACCAACCCTTACCGCTCGGTTATTATTGCAGATGGAAGCATAGAAGTGTCGGACACAGAAGAGATTGGATTGATACTAAAGTTCAAGGTTTACCCAGCCAACCAAACACCAACCCACGTACAGTAATGCCTAGAACGGAAATATACATAGATAATCAGTTGATAAATCAGGTGGAAGGAGCGCAGCCAATGGCGCTAACCCTTCGCCTAGATGCGCAAGAAGCACCCGGACAAATTAGCGGCTATTTCGCCAAGCGGCCTATCACCATACCAGCTGACAAGCAAACGCTGGCTGTATTTGGCGATTGGATAGATGGTGATCCAAACCTTGCAGTACTAAACCGCAAGCCCTGCCGCATTGACGTGGATGGGGTTTCTGTTTTTAGGGGTGTCGCTCAGCTAGACAGCGTTTTTGTCGGTAATGGCTCCCACCGTAGAAACGCCCGCAGGATGGAGGCAGTACTGACTGCAAACAATGCTGCCTGGTTTGGGCAGATGAAAACCATACTTGTAAAGGATATTGTTAGTACGTACATAGCAGCCGGCACTATTTGGAACGATACGTTTGTAGCAGCTAACGACAACAAAGTGCCGGCTTCTAGTGCTTGGTGTTTATTTTTAGGAAAGGTAAAGGACTGGAGCAATGCAGATACGATTGAGTACACAGACCTAACCTTTGGTGTGTTTCTGACGCAGCTAATTACAAAGGCGTTTAATCTTTGCGGCTACGCAGTTGATAGCACATGGTTTACTCATGCTGAAGTGCAACGGTACATACTTCCGCTACCATCCAGGCCCTTTCCGGTTGAGTTTGGGGCTACATGGGAGCTAAGGATTAAGGATAACACAAACCCTCAGATAATTGTACCAGCTGCAACGCCCACTATAATTATTTTAGATGCAAGCCAAGAGTACAGGGATCCTAGCACACTGTACGACTTTGGAACCGGTGAGTATACGGTACAGTACACCGGAGAATACGAGATAACGTATGGAGGCATAAATACTGGCGGTGATTTCTACTACGTTGCTGACAACCCGACGACATATAGCACGACACCGATTACAGGCGCATCCGGTGAATACATAGAAGCAACTGAAACTATTTTTTTAAATACAGGGGATAAAGTAGCGCTTTGGTTTATAGGCGCAGCACCTAACAGCGCTCCAGCGGTTTTCACGCTTTTAATTACGCCTAAATTTAGCTTTAAGGCAGGCTATGAAATAAACTTAGGCGTACTAACTCCTGATACCTGGAGCATGGCCGACCTGCTTTTAGGTTTTACCCGCGCTTTTAATCTGCAACTTAGCACGAACCTAGACACAGGCCGAGTAAGGATAGAGCCGCAGGATGGCTACTATATTGGATCTACTTTTTACGAAGGCTTCTACCAAGATACTACTCGGGTAGATTTTACCACTAAAATAGACCTGAGCAAGGAAGCAGAACACAAAGCAAACAACGAGCAAGCGCTTAAACTCAGGCTGCAATGGGCAACGGATAGTGGTGATGCAAATGCGGAGCAGGTAGACCGTAATAGTTTGCTACCTTCCTTCTCCGCTGCCTACAACTACCCGACAGACCGTTTTGAGGATGGAGAAAACGTGGTAACTATACCCTTCTTCTCTAAATCAATAATGTACAACGCCAATGAGATAAGGCATCCGGTTTTTGGTGGTGCTAAAACACCGCTCCTTCCTATTCTGCAACTCACGCTACTAGATACAGATCCAGTCGTAGAGGGCGAGGACACCGGACCGCGCATCCTGTACTACGCAGGCAGAAGGGCCGGCCTAGATGGCTATGTTGCGCGTGGGCTTGGTTCGCCTTACGACTATCCAGCAGCTTGGTTCTTTAACTATAACGACGCAGCAGGCAGCAGTCCTTCTTTGAGCTTCTCAGATGAAACGCCAAACGCCTACGGCTCAGCCACGCTTGGACTAGCTTCCCGGTACTGGCTGCAACGCATAGGGCGTACGGAGTGGGGCGAAACGGTTAAGGAGTGGGTATTCTGGAAGACAACAGACATTTTAAACCTTGACTTTCGCAAAAAACTGCTAATAGATGGGCGTATCTACATTCTAAAGGAAATAGATGGATACCTACCTGGCTACACAGGCAGCCGTAAAACTGTACTTGAGGCAGATTATATCCTGCCTGCAAGCAGGGTGAGCGCACTTGAAAACACTAACATACAAGGACTTCTAAGGTAATGGCAACTAAAAAGATATTATTTCAGGTCGAAATAGAAGGATCTGAGCAAATTATACGCACACAAAAGCAGCTAGCTGAAGCAATTAAGGCTACCAATGAGCAGCTGAAGCAAACGGAGCTAGGAACGGAGGAGTACAGGAAACTGGAGGCTGAGCTTGGGAAGCTAAAGAACGCTCAGAAAGATGTGGCAGACAGCCAACGAGCGGTGCAGCGCGAACTGGAAGTACAGGCATCAGGGGGCGCACGTACTTACCGCGCACTTAATGCAGAGTTGGTAAACCTTCGCAGTCTTTACAAGGAGCTGACTGAAGTAGAAAGGAACTCCCAAATAGGGGTTGAAATGCGAAAGCAGATACAGCTACTAGATGCAGAACTAAAGGATATTGACGCAAGTATAGGGCAGTTTCAACGAAACGTGGGCAACTACTCCCAAGCGTTTGAGCCTTTAAAGGGGTTGCTATCCTCCTCCGTTCCGGGCTTCTCACAGCTAGCAGGGGCAGCAGATGCAGCCCGCACAGGCATAGGCCAGGTGGGACAGGCTGCCACGCTCAGCGGCAAAGCCATAACTAGTATGTTCGTGGGTTTTCAAGCTATCAGCTTAATACTAGAAGGGGTGCAGGCTATTAGGGAGTTTGCGGCAGAAACTAACAAGCTACGAGGGGAGATACAGCGGCTTGGCAATGAAACAACGGATCAGGCAGCAGCAGCCACGAGCAAGATCATAGCGTTGGGGAACACTTTTAAGGCAGATCAGGAAGAATTGCTGAGGGCCACGAACGCGGTGGCTCAAAACTTTGGTATCAGCTACGAAGAGGCACTAAAGAAAATTGAAACAGGCTACTTGGCTGGAGCCGATGCCAACGGTAAATTTTTGGATGCGCTGACAGAGTTTGCACCGAAGGCAAAAGGGGCCGGCGCGAGTGCGGATCAGCTTTTTGTTTCCCTTACTCAGGCAGGGCAGGCAGGATTGGAAGAGGAAGAAGTACTAGAGAAAATCATTCAAAAGTCGGACCAGCTTACTACTAGCCTGGAAAGTTTAGTAGATCAAAACGATGAACTAACCAAAAAGCAAACCGAGCAGTTAAAGGTAGAGGAAGAAATAGCGGCTAATAAAGTGGCGCTATCTGAGAACATCACAAAGCTATTTGGAACACAGTCTGGCTTTTTATCTTACCTGCAAAACACAGGGCTTAAGGTCCTAAATAGTTGGCTTGGCTTTGTACAAAAAGTGTTTGGGGCCTACAATGGCTTATATGAGGCGGGCAAATTGCTTCTGGGCGGTGAATTTTCCATCACGAAGCTGACTGAAGCGTTTAATAAAGGCGTATCGGACAGTTTAGCATCCGGTGAAAAAGCATTGGAGCAACAAAAGGAAGCAGCAGAAAACCAAGCACTACTTGAGGCGCAACGCATAGCAGCAGAAGCAAAGCAGGAAGAGCTAGACAGGAAGGCAGGCGAACGGCTAAAGCAAGGGGAAGCAGCAAAGAAAGCGCAGGAAGCACAGGCGAAACTAAACGAGGAAGCCATAAAGGCTCAGGAAGCCTACGGTGAGCAGCGCATTCAACTGCTAAACGAGCTGACAAAAAAGCTGGCAGATGTAACCATCGAGGGCATACAAAATGAAACGGCTAAAGAAATAGCGGAGGAGCAGCAGCGGTTTGAGCTAGTAAAGGCTGAGTTAGCGAAGCAGGAAGTGGAGCTGGTAAAAGCGCAGGAGGAAGCAAGGCAGGCAATTATAGAAGCTAAAGGTAAAACGTCTGACGAAGTCAAGGCATTTGACCGCCAAGCAGATGCAGATGTAGAAGCGCAACGAAAGCAAACCAACGCTATCCTAGAGCAGGAAGAGCAGCAGCACCAGCTAAGGCTTCAGCAGATCAGGAACGACGCAAGGAAGCAGGAAGCGACAGACCGCCTTCAGGCAATTAGCGCAAATATTAAAGCAGTTCAGGAAGGCTACAAACAGCAGGCAACAGCAGCAGCGATTGAACTAAATGAGGCGATAACCGAGGCTCTACAAAGTGGGGAGGATGCCGGCACGCTAACGGTGCAAATAAAGGCGGAGTATGATAAGGCAGCAGCGCAGCGAGCTATCCAGGAAGCCGAACAACAAATAGCAACCATACAGGCAGCGCTCACCCGCTTGGCGGAGGATGACACGATAACAAATGCAAGTATTGAAGAATACCAGCTCTTAACTTCACAGCTGGATGCCTACCAGTTAGCGCGTACTGAAGCGGAGAAGCAATACACACAGATCGTAACGACTGAGGAAAAGAAAAGAGATGGCGAGCGCAAAAAAGGTGTTGAATTTGCATTGGAAACTTTAGGTACAGTCGCTTCTGTATTCGATCAATTCCAGGCAGCAGCAGCACAACGCGAGCAGAATGCACTAGACGAAAGAGCGCAGCAGCAGGCAGAGCGGATCGAAAACATAGAGAAGCAGTTGGAAACGGCATCCGGTGCGCAAAAGAAGCGATTGGAAGCGCAACTTAAGTCTGAAATAGCGGCTGCCGAACGGATAGACAAAGAGAAAGAGCAACTAGAAAAGGAGGAAGCGCGTAGGGCAAAGGCATTTGCAGTAGTACAGGCAATTATAAACACTGCCTTAGCTGTTACACGCGCTCTTGCTACTTCCGGTCCGGTTGGTGCGGTGCTTGCTGCTGCTTTAGGTGCTGCCCAGATTGCTGCTATTACAGCGCAACCGGCTGCCGAAGGTGGCTTAATGGGTGCGGATGTACCACAAATGAAGGATGGCTTGGTCGTTACTAAGCAGAACATACCCACAATGCGTAACGGTGACAACGTCTTAGCAACGGTGAAGCGCGGGGAAGTAGTGTTAAATAAAAGGCAGCAGGCAGCACTAGGAGGGCCGGCCACATTTAGGAAAATTGGTGTACCTGGTTTTGCGGATGGCGGTCTAGTAGGAGGTGCACCTCGGATCGCAGACGTTACAAGCGAAACGCTAACGAAGTTAGAGCAGGGGCAGGCGCTACTGGCGCAATACATACAGGCAACAAACCAGCGGATAGACCGGATACAGACGTACGTCGTAACTGAGGACATAGTGACAGAGGTGAACACCGGTAACCGAGTCCGGACCGCTGCCATACTTTAGGCTGAGTTTCTTTGATTGATAATTGAGTAGGATGCCCGCTGCTGTAATAGTGGCGGGTTTTTTGTTCTTTTTTCAGTTTTTTAAAATTATTTTTAAAAATAGTTTTGAAATATGAAAGCCAAAGTATTATCTTTGCCTAACAATTAACGCACAACACATTTTTAACACTTAAAAATTTTACGATCATGACACACGCAACAGCAACAGCATCATTAAAAGCAGGATTCGCAGAGTACCTTTCTTTGTGCGGAGTAGAACAGTTCTTAACTGGCGAAAATAGCGCCCTTTCAATGGCAGCTCAATACGACGAAGTAGACGAGCTTAACGGCTTAACTATTGAAGAGGCTGCTGAGATTATGCAGGCTCAAATAAGCGCAACCGTAGATATTTTAGTTTCGTCTAATGTAACTTCTATTGTAAAGGCAATTAATACACCTCCTACTGCAAAAGCATTTGTTGAAACTTTTGTAAAATTTGACGAAAACGGAAAAGCAAGATCAATAGACTACGGTCTTCTTACCCTTTCAGGTTGGGGAGTTAAGCGAAACTCGACATTAAAAGAGTTTGACGCCTACGAAGATATAGTTATACATTCTCGGACTGGCAAACCTTTTAAAATCGTCACCACCTGTAGCCCTGATGGCAATGAGGTGTCAGTATATGAAATTTAATTCTAACGCCCTGCTAACTAACAACTAGCAGGGCTAAACTTTTATACCATGCAGACCTTACCTAAAAAAGACATAACAACAACGCCAGCCGGCAACGGCATGCACTACATTACAATTAAAGAAACCGGAGCGCGGTTAAATTTTAACCACATGATGGATGCCACGCTTACAGCTAACAAATACCGGGACCTACTCGGCCAGGATGTTACAGTACTTATGCACGTCACACTAATTGATGTGCCTCTTTTTTACTTGTTAGTTCAAAATAAATTTTAAAAATCATTTTCAAAATATTACCTTTGCTAAACATTCAACACTTTATAATATGAAACCTTTACTTTTCTTTTTCGCGCTGCTTCCTGCCTTCGGCATGGCTCAGACACAGCAGCAGCCACAAACAAAAAAGCCGCCTGTTTTGTCGGCTCCAGTTCGCCCAACGGAGGCGCAATGCGTACAAATGCCGGTTGCTAAGCCGGTTATTAATGACACCACTTTAACCGCTCAACCACTTTACTACAATGACCGCAAACGAAGCAATTAATCAGCTTTTAACTGAGCAGAAACTTTCATTTAGCGCCCTAAATGCTTTCGCGACTTCACCACGCGCACTACTGCAATACAAAATGGCAGCCTTTGAGCCTTCAGAGTCTATGGTGATAGGCCAAATGGTACACACCTACACTTTAGAACCTAATGAGGCGGACAGCCGGTATTTGATACTGCCTGATGTGAATGGCGCTACAAAGGAAGGAAAGCAAGCCTGGTATAACCTGTACTGTCACTATGTAGAGCAGGTACCGGAGGATGGATTCAAGATGAAAATAGACGACATTAAAGATTCTATCCTAAGCAGTACCGGCCTTCAGCCAGTTAGCGCCAAAATGGTGGAAGCAGCTAAGTACATGTCTGACGCCATAAAAGAAAACAGTCAAAGCAGTGTTTTTCTTGCTTATGGTGTGCCTGAGCTAGCGTTTGCAACTTTTATTGAAGGTGTACAGTTCTCGGGCCGTGCTGATTTGGTTAATAAGCCAGACAATTATATTGCAGACATTAAGACGATGTCAGATGCAAGCCGCAACGCAGCAGCGCGGGACATTATTAAAAAGCGCTATCACTGGCAGGCGGCAATATACATGCAGGCATTTGACGTAGAAGACTTCTACTTTCTTTGTGTTGACAACAAAGGCGAAGTGTCTGTACATTCTATTAGCGAGGCACTACGCCATCAGGCTATGAGCGAAATAAAAAGCTATGTGCAGCGGTTTAAAGAGTGCCTACAGGAACCCGAACTTTTCACCCAGTCGCAGGAGTTTTACTGTGGCGTAAACGTTCTAGATGTCTATGTTAAATGATGGCCTATACCAGGTAAGCGGTGATAAGAAAGCCGCATACATTAAAAAGAAAGGCGCTCAGATACTTATTATGGAGAAGGAAGGCCAACTAGCTAACCGCGACAAAATAGTACCTGGTTCTTTAAACGATGTAGACGAAAGCGCAGGATTTAGGGTGTACCCAAGCAAGTACAGTCCGGGCGACACGATAATAGAAGCCTTCGCAGCTTTTGAGCAAAAACGGAAGCCGCGATGGAAGTAAAGTTTAAGTGGGCGCTGGTGTTACTATCCAGCGCCCTGTTTTTGAAGTTTGGCTACATGAAGCACTGCCAGCACCAAGAGCGGCCTGAGCCTGCACCGCTTTACGATATTGCGGAAGTACCTGGCAGCTTTGTAGTGATAGCAGGCAATTTTGAAAGCGTAGAAAATGCTACTCCTTCAGTGCTTCGCCTTCGGCTAATCGGCTACAAATATGCCTGTGCTATGAAGTATGGCGAAAGGTACAGAGTAGTGGTAAGCAGACACGAAACACTAGAGGAGGCACACGCAGTAGAGGCCGATCTAGAAACATACAGCATTGATTCATTCACAGCTAAAGTAAAACAACAATGAAAAAGGAAATATCACTACCAAAACCTAAAAGAGGCACGCAGCCAATAAGTGAAGCGCGAGCCAGGCAATATGAACGCAACAGGCTAAACAAACAGACGTACCACCTCCGCAAAATGTCTAACATGAGCCTTTGGCGCACTGGCGAGGATGGCGTTGTTTATTACAACAGCGACACGTTCCTGAACCCAATCACCGGGTTCTATATTAAAGACAATACATTAAACCCACGATACGCATGTCAAGACACCATCAAATTACCATACCGGACCAAGTAAGGGATGTAGTACTGAGAACAATGCGGCAGGCGGACTTTACTTGGCCTGACCTGCAACTTATGTTTGACTACTGGAACACCAACTACCCGAACGACAGGCAGGATATTAACTGCCGAGGCTGCCGTACTAGGGTAGTCAGCAAACTGAGATACTATGTACAGCAAGAAGGAGATAAGTAGTGCGCACAAGCGCTTTGCAGCCTTAATTGTTCAGCGCTATCAAATGAGGTGCAGTAGGCAGGAGAAGGAAGCAACTATGGAGGGCCTAGTACTATACCTTATCGGCCAGTATTGCATCCGGTGGCCGAACTTGATTCAATACATGGTGATAGAGCTTTTCCCGGAATACCTGTACAGGGCGGATGGAGAAAAAACCAAAGCCGTAAAGGCGATGGAAGCTGAGCTACCTGTGACAGATCGCACCATTTGGTCCACGCTTAACAAGATAGGCCGAACGCGCTTGATGCGTAAAAAGCACCCTTACTAGTACATTATCAGCAAAAAAAGGCCGAAATTTTCAGCGGTGCGCCTAGACAATGGGCGCACCTTTGTGCGTATATGGATGCAGGAACTATATTAGCACGCAAATCTGAACACTACGCAATACAAGCCCAGGCGGCTGGTGAGCGTACAATAGATATATTTAACGAAATTAGTGACTGGTGGGGGTATGGCTTGGCGATGCTTCAGGAAGACCTGGGAGGCTACAAAGGTCCGGTCCGCGTTCGTGTAAACTCGGTAGGCGGTGACTACCTGCAGGGCGTTGCCATCATGAACTACCTTAAAGAGTTTGCACCAACCGTAGAAATAATCGGGCTAGCTGCCAGCAGCGCCACGATAATCGCATCAGCCGGGCGATGGGTGCAGATACACGAAGGAGCCTTTTACATGATCCATAACCCAATGACTTCTTGGGGCGGTAATGCTAACGAGCTGGAAGCGGACCTGTCTATCCTTCGCAAGATGGAAGCAGATATGCGCTCAGTCTATTCAGCTGGCATACGTCGCAGGGGCAAGATGGAGCAGCTGACCGATGCAGAGCTAGACGTAAAGGTCAAAGAGTGGATGGATGCAGAAACTTGGTTCACAGCAGCCGAAGCGGTGGAGTACGGCTTTGCGGATGAGGTTTTGAAAAGTGAAACAGGCCGCAAGAACGTAGAAGCGGCAGCAAAAACAAGGTATTTTGCGCAGGCTAATTTTAAGAACGCGCCAGCGCTTGACATAACAAACAAAAAAACAGAGATGAGTAAAAACACATTAACCAGTTTCCTTGATGGGTTGAAAAACTTAATCAGTCAAACGGAAGTAGAGCTGCCAAAAACAGAGGCGGCAGCGGAAGAAACAGCGCCTACAGAGGTTGCGGCTGCAACAGAAGCAGAAATCGCAGCAGCCATTCAGCTACTAACAGACTTGGGCTATTCGGTAGAAGCGCCTGAGGAAGAGGTAGTAGTAGAGCCAGCACTAGTCGAAGAGGCAAAGAAAGACAAAGAGCCTACAATGACAGTTGCTGAAGTAGAAGCGTTAGTAACTGCGCGTGTAGAAGCTGCGATGAAAGCGACTCAGGCAGCGAAGGCGGTTACAAAAACAGCAACAGCGCCAGCCAAAGCGGTAACAAAGCGCGAAGAGTTGGCAGCAGAGGCAGCAAAGGCCCTAAATTCCTTAACCAAAAAAATGACAAAGTAAAATGCCATTAGATCCAATGACCGACGGCCTGAGCCGCACAAACCCAAACGCACACCAGCCTGAAAACGCTATACAGCTTTATGGCGTTAAGAAGTTAGGCTGCTGCGATTACGCAGGTACT